TGCATGGTCTTTATCATCAAGTGGTGCATTCCAGAAAGCCATTTGAGCATCACCAATGTATTTGTCTAGGGTGCCTTCGTTCTCAATAATCTTGGCTGTCATGGCTGTCATGTAACGATTCATTATTTTAGTCAGACCTTGTACATCTCGGCCATAGTGTTCTGAAATTGTTGTAAACCCACGAACATCAGTGAACATGATACTTAACTCACGTTCTTCTCCACCTAGTTGTAGTAGTTCAGGATTCTTCTGTAGCTTTTCAACCATAGCTGGACTTAGGTAAGTGCCAAACTGTTTCTTTATCTGCTGTTTTGCAAGATACTCTGATACAAACCGTACTCCATAACTGTGAAGAAGAACAAGGACCAAACCAGCAACAACCAAAGTGATGTCTGTGAGCCAAGCATGGCTCGAGTACAAAGCACCAGGAATCCATAAACAAATACCAAGAACAACAACACCAGAGCCAATGCCAACATAGATCCATCTCCCTAAAAATATCAAGGCCACTGCTAAAATTACAAGTGTGATTATTTCTGCACCATCTGCCCAGTCTGGACGTGTGATTGCTGGGCGTATGTTGTTGGCTATCACTGTGCCAACTACTGCGGCCTGTAGATCTTGTGGCAACATTTCGCCCAAGCTAGTAGCCACTGGATTACTCAATCCTGGAGCACTCACACCCACAATTACAATTTCTCCATTGAAGTCTCGGGGCAAGTTCATCAAACTATGACGTTCTGGTACCAAACTCCAATCAATCCAAATACGACTCAGACTGTCTGTGGTCACAGGTCCAAACTGTGGAATACGCATTTTTTCCACACCCAGCTCATTTACTTTGACTTGAAATGTTGAATCACCGGCTGCTACACGCATGACTTCCATGGCCAAACTTGGATACAGTTTACCATCAACTGCCACTACCAATGGCATACGACGAACTACACCATCTATTTCTGGCAAGGTATTGGTAATGCCCACACCTGCGGCTGCACGTTCTACAGCAGGTATGTTGGCAATGAGTCCTGGATATGTTACAAAGGTTGTAGTGTCAAGAGGTCCAATTACTGCTGACCCCGGTTGTCTTGGTTGATTTCTGGTTTGGGTTGATCCTACGCTCGGTAAGACTGTAGGAAAGTTTTGCAGTGTTGCCACATAGTCCGCGTCGTGACCCATGCGATCCCGATCAGGAGTAAGGATGTTAAAAACAACAAGACCAGCGTTGCGGCGATAAAGATCTCGGATGATGCCAGCATATACATCTCGGGAGAAGGGAAATTGACCATATTTTTCAAGAGAAGCCTCGTCTATGTTTACTACATGCACACCGGTTACTTCTGCAGGTTTACTAATAACCAATGTGTCAAAATATCTCAATCTAACTGATTCTACAAAAGCAGGATCAGCAATTCTTATACTTACAATAAGTGCCAAAGTCAATAACGCAGTCCACGGACTTGTTAAGATTTTTTTCATCATGCTGTATTTAACCTAAAAAAAATGACCCGAAGGTCATTAATATCTTACTGGGCCGACTCCTTGTTGTTGTAGTATCGACACAGTATTTACGGACAACATGTAGTTGAATTATGTGCGTATATACTCTAGGGCTAATCTTTGATTTCAGGAGGCCAAAATGTTTCTATATCGTCTTGTTCAACACCATTGGTGTCTTGTTGATAGATTGTTTGATATCCACTTTTGGCATTGCGTTCACGTTCTCGACGGTGTTGATCGGCAATGTATTCGCTTAACAGTTTCATAGTCTTTCCGTCCATCAAACTCTCCTTTATTTCTGTATAATAGTAATTACAGTACTTCCACCGCGGTTAATCTGCTGAGTTAATGGTGCTGAATCTTGAGTGATGTTTAGTGTAACATCTGCTTCCTTGCTCACAGTTACCTGTGCTATGTGTGTGGTTTCTTTGCGTAATATCAACTTAGATTCGTCTTCGCTGAAGTAATACAACAATCCACTGGCTGCACTGTAATTGGGCAATAGAGTTTTTTCCGTGAGCATGGTTTCTTGACTCTGTGCCAATTGCTGATTTGATAAATCTAGTAAATTAACCAATAAATCAACATCTAAAAAATTAATGTCTAATTCACGAAATTTTCGAAGTTCATCATCATCTAGAGCATTGTATTTTAATAGGTCTTGATCTAAAAAATTTATCAAGCCTTCAGTTTTTTTGTTGTAGTCCACTTCTTCTTCACGCAATTGAGCCGGAGGACTCACAATCAATGTGTTGTTGATATTGGCTTGATCCAATGAAACAATAACAGGATTAGTGGGTGGTGCACTCAAACTAGCGACCACCGTGGCTTGATAGGCTTGATCCAATAAAACTTCCCCAGCGTCATTTTTTACTGTGATAGCTCCTGTTACGCATCCACGGTCGTCGCAACTGGGTAACAAAACAACAAGACTACGGCCCAGTTCGTCCACAGTCATTGAGAAATCTGTGCCACGCACTGCTACTGTGGCTGTGGGTGTTTGTACATTGACATTTTGTGGATTGGTTTTGGCAATTTGACCTGATGCATATCTGGCAGTGCCTAGCACTACCTTCATAGCAACTTTGCCCGACCCTTTTTTGGGATCATACACAAAGTCGTCAATTACTAGTTTTGATTGCTCTGTAATGTTTACTGTGGTATTGTCTTCAAATGTCAGCCGGGCTTTGGCCTTGGCTGTGATAATTGTGTCATTCATTTCCACAGGGGAATTCACTGCCGAGGGCAGTGATTTTTTGTTTCTTATGATTTCTGTAGGCCCAGACATTTCTGTTACTTTACCCACAGACGAAAATACTAGGTTTGAATAACTGAGTCCAACTGAAATAGTTAGAAATAAAAATATTTGATAAATAATTTTATGAATTTGATATCTGTCTATAACGCCCTTATCGAAAGAGGCAAAAAAAGAAAAAAGATCAAAGGTGATGGCCTTCATACTCATAGAATTATTCCTGGACATAGCGGTGGAGAGTATAATTCTGAGAACATTACTTTTTTAACTCCAAAAGAACATCGAATCATTCATTATATTAGGTATCGTCTTTATAGGAACAGGGCTGATATATATTCTTATATTAAACTTCAAGGATCCTTTTCCGGACATACACACAGTGAAGCAACTAAACAAAAAATTTCGCAGGCTAGCAAAGGATCTAAAAATCATTTTTTTGGCAAAACACATTCAGAAGAGTCTCGAGAAAAAATCAAACAAGCTCGTGCTAAACAAGTAATATCTGAACAACACAAACAGAAATTATCTTTGTTGTTTGCAGGAGAAGGGAATCCACGATTTGGTAAACCTGTCACCTCAATCACTCGCGAAAAAATTTCAAACGCCAATCGAGGCAAACGACGTACCGCAGAAGTTAAAGCACTACTATCGGAACAACGAAAAGGCAAACTAACAAACGATAAAAATCCTCGGGCTTGTCCTGTAACCATTAATGGAAAAACATATGGTTGTAAAAAACAAGCCTGTCTGGATTTAAACATTTCTTTATACCACCTTAACAAATTACTCAATCAGACTGAGTGATGCTGACAGTGTTGCTGTTACCAGTACTATTAACTGTAACAGTTTTTGCGGTAAGACCACTCTGTGTTACTCCAATTGTATTCAAATCACCTGTGGCAGTGATATTAACTGTAGATGCACCTGTGTTGGTACTGGTGTGGGTAATAGTGTTGGTACTACCTGTTACGTTAATTTCACTGTAGTGATTGGCACCTGTGCCTAAGTTTTGGGTAACAATGTTGTCGTCGCCAACAATCACTTGCTTGATTGTGCTAGAGCTACAACCGGCACTCTGTGTAGTTCCACAGTTGATTGTGCTTTCGTTGCCAGATCCTGTGACATCAACAATAACCGACGCACTGGCTCCGTTGACCGTCATGGCCAAAGTGTTGTTGCTACCAACTTGGTCAATGGTCACAGTATTAGAACCTCCACCGATAAAGGCTTCGTTACCTGCACCCGAATCTCCTACTTTGTTACCGGTTCCGTCTTGTACTATAGTTATTGTTGAACTATCACCTACTTGTTCAATATAAACTTCGTTGGATACCGCTAATCCCGGCAACAGCATTGCAGCCATTGCTAGAGTTGTAAACAATTTTCTCGACAGTTTACCAAGGCCTGTTCTTCTTATAGTCATTTTTGTGTGCTTTGGAATCTCCAAAGTCCTTTCTTTTCCCCCTCAACGATCATTTCGTACACAGCCTGTTCAATGGCCACTCGAACTGCGTATGTGGTGGGTTCGTTTAATGCAGCTCCAGATTCTAGTTCCAGACTACGAGT